TTGAGGCTCGACCGTTTGGTATGTATGGTGTACCTGGCAATCCGTCAGAGGTGATTCAGCAGATGCAAATTCAACCGCTGGGAGACACTACTAGTCAAATTGACTACCTAAAGAACATGATTCAGTCCTCAGTAGCCCAAACACCGACTGAACGAGGACTACAAGATAAAGCTATGGCAACTCTTGGAGAGGTAGAGCTATCATTCCAACAGTCAGACCAACGACAGCAGGTAGTAGCCAAGCAATACCGTAAGTCATGGGAACAAAGTGGGCAGATATTCTACGACCTACTAGACTCAAACTCACGTGGACGTATCAAGCTATACAAGAAGGCCGCTGATGGGAAGTTCCAACCTAAAGAAGTAGGGAGAGAGGACTGGTACAACCCCCAGGGCTATGAAGTGCGAGTAGTACTCCAGTCTGAGAAGTCAGCCAACGATGATATGGACTTAAAGAAGACCGCCTACATCAAGAACTCATTCTTAGACAACCCAGTAGCACTCAAGATTGCCAGGCGAAAAGAACTTGAACTGATTGGCTGGTCTCCAACTGAGATAGAGGAAGTCATCCAGTTTGAAGAGAACAAAGGACAGCAACAACCGCAAGGGATGGGCACACCAGAAGAGGAAGGAGCTGGTGGACAGCCACAACCAGCACAGCAGTCAGCACAGCAACCGGCACAACTACCAGTTAACACCCTACAATAATGTCTATACTAACAGATTATCTACAGAAAATAGGAGTCAAATCAGTCGATGAGTTGAACAGTGAAGAGAAGTCTACCTACGCTGAATGGGAAAAGACCCTCAGTGGTAGGCAGTTAACCGAGGCAGATGTGCGTACATTCCTCGACCAAGAGGTAGAACAGGCTATCAAAAGCCTTACTACTAAGAGTCTAGGCGAACGTGACGACTTATTTCTTAAGATGAAGATAGAGTTTACACAGAGCCTGTGTTCATTCCTTGACTCACCAACCAAAGAGAAAGAGATGATTGCTAGTATTATCAATAACAAAAACTAACATGAAGAAATTAGATGCCGCATTTAAGAAGGCAAAAGTTGTTAAAAAGAAGAAGGCTCCTAAGGATAAAAAATATTAAATTATGATGGAATTCGAAGGCTCCGGCCCAAAGGTAGTCACCATTGAAGAGATTGTCAGTAAATCCTCATGGGACTCACAAGACGTAGAGTTTCTAGTTGAGCATGAACACTTGCTCGATGAAGACACCCTGGAACGTCTTGGTATCACTGAACCAAAGCCACTGACCTCAGCAGAAGTACAGAAAGCTACTGCTGCCATGAAGAAAACTAAGCGACCAGCAGCGAAGGAGACCAAATAAACGTGTTATAATTAACTATAAGACCAAACCCTCCTTAGCAGGACGGTCAAAAATACTATATGAACAATCCAAACTCATTCGACGAGGAAACACAGGACGCAACAGCTAACCCTGAGACCCCACAAGAAGGAACGGAACAGACGGAAACTGTAGAAACCCCTGACGCACAGGTTACAGACTACGAGCAGAAATTCAAAGACAGTGCCAGAGAAGCCCAGCGACTCTACGAAGAGAACAAATCACTACGAGAGTTTCAATCAGCTCAGACAAATGTAAAAAGCGCAGAAGTTATTACCCAACCAGAAGAAGAAGCCCTTTTCGAAGGATTCGCAGACTTAGATGAAGACGCACAAGCCAACTTGCTTAAGTGGTCACAGACTATCTCCAAGAAAGCCAAGGATGAGATACTGCAAGACCCAGCCATCGCCTTCTCCCGCCAGGCTTATAGTAAAAGTAAGTGGGACACCGCATTTCAGGAAGCCACACAAGCCCTCCCTGAACTAGCCGACCACAAAGAATACTTTGAAAGCACCTACTACAACGCTAGTAACGTCCCAGATAACATCAAAGACATCATCGTTGACCTAGGAAAGAGCTACCTATACGACAAAGCCAAAGAGATTGGAGCAGATGAGGAACGGAAGAAGACATCACGTATCGACCTAGAGGACGTAACCGGAGGTGATAAAACACCAGTTCAGTCACGCTCACTCGCAGATTGGACACGTATGTCTCAAGAAAACCCAACCAAGTTCGCTAATATGTCTAAAGAATTTAACGCTGACCTGAAAAAAGGAATCAATTAAACCTTCTGGATTATAAAATCCAAACATGGCACAATCATTAGCAGCTAATACTCCAATAGTATTTAGCCTTAAACTAGTAGAAACTCTCTACAACGAGACAATCTACCAGAACATCACCAACACAAAGTACGAAGGTGAAATCAAGAACATGGGAGACCGAGTTCGAGTTCGTACAGCAGCTAAAATCAGTCTTTCTTCATACACAAAGGGAATGACACTGGTTGCACAAGACCTAAACCCAACCTCAGAAGACCTAGTTATCGACCAAGCTGACTACTTCAAGTTTGTTGTAGACGACATTGACAAGCTACAAAACGATGTAGACACAATGTCAGAATACGCATCAAACGCACGAATGGACATGTCAGAACTTATCGACACTGAACTTCTAGAGTACGGACGACGTAACGCATCAGGAGCAAACGTAGTTGGAACAGACTACTCAACTGGAACAGTAGCAGTAGCAGCAACTACCGGAGCAGTAACAGGTTCAGGAACTACTTTCACCGCAGCAATGGTAGGAGGTTACTTCACAGCAGACGATGGAGCAACTTACCAAATCGTTACAGCGTACGCATCATCAACTTCAATCACAATTAAAGACGTTGGAGCAGAAAGTGAGTACACAGGTGGAGCAGTATCAAGTGGTACTTCTTACACAATCGCAGGAGCTACAGCAGTTGCTTTGACTAAGAGCAACGTATACCAGTACATGGTACAACTCGGTACAGTACTAAACGCATCACTTACACCACGTAAGGAACGACGTTTCCTAGTTGTTAACTCAGCAATGGAAGGTATCATGCGACAAGCACCAGAGTTTATCCCAGCAGTAGACGTAGCGTACGAAGAGGTAGTAAAGGAAGGGTTTGTAGGACGATTCGCAAACTTTGACATCTACTTCTCAGAGCTAGTAGCAGGTAACAACACAACAGGTTACTTCTTCCTAGCTGGTACGAAGGAATTTATGGCTTTTGCAGCACAGATTATGAAGGTTTCTATCATCTCAAGTGAGACTGACCCGAACTCATTCGTATCTACCTGTAAAGGACTACTTGTCCGAGGATACAAAGTATTCGAAGGCAACCGTGGACGAGGAGCTGTTCTCCGAGCAACAATCTCATAATCCCACAGGCTCACTCTCTAATGAGGGTGGGCTTATTGGGCTTAAGACATTCACATGACAACAAACCAACTACAAACCATCATAAGACGAAAGATACTGGAAGCAACGACAGACGTTATTCCTGACAATATCCTTCTTATCTACACCAACGAGGCGTACAAAGACGTATGGAAGCGTTTGTTTACTGCTACTGACATAGACACTACTATCATCACCCTTACTGCTGGGGTGGGGACACTCCCTAGTACCTTTGGAACAGCTTATGGTGAAGCGGTAGGAAATGACGGTAACTTATACACCGAGGTATCAATCAATGACTTTGTTAAAGAGACTATCCCCTACGCCTACACGATTGAGGATGGGGAGATTAAGTGTAGTGACACCACCGTAGCAAACCTAACAATGAAGTACTTGCCAAAACCAGACGAGCTAGTCAGTGGGTCTACACCATCTATCAACGAATACTTTCACGAACCTATCATCTATGGAGCGATGACTCGTGCGTATGAAGACCTGCAAGACGAGGAACTATCAGCCTTCTACAAGAATAAGTTTGCCACTGAACTGGGTGAACGAATGAAAGCACAGTCAGTCTACGAAGAAACGAACCAAAAAGGAGCTGTAATGTTTACCTACCAAAACTTGATTACTTAGTATGCCAATCAAAAAGCAACCATTCACCATCATCAAAGACGAGCTGGCAAAGGCTATTGACGTAGATGACAACCGAGGACGGACTGTCCCGATTAACATGAACTTCATTGAGGAAGGGTATTTAACTAAAGACACTGGTTGTGAGTTGTTTGGAGCTGAAAGTGCATCATTGTTTCACTCGCTATTTAACTACAAGAAAAAGGACGGCACAAACTATATCTTGGGAGCGACAGGTAAACACCTACAGCGATACAACACCACTACTAACCTATGGGAGAACTTACGTGGGGGAACGTCTACTATCACTATCGCTACCCCAGCCGTAGTAACTCAGACAGCTCATAGCTTTGTATCTACTACACCTATCGTATTCAGCACTACCGGCGCACTACCGACAGGTATCACCGCTGGCACTACCTACTACGTTATCGCTACTGGACTCACCGCTAACGCTTTTCAGTTCTCCGAGACAGTAGGTGGAAGCGCAGTTGATACTTCCGGTACACAATCAGGCGTACACACCGTCACAGCAGCGTACACAGAGGACGCAGAGTTCGCTTACTTGGTGTATGACGATGATTTATACCTCAGTAACGCTAACGAGCCGTATACTAAGTTTGACGGTACTACCTTTACTGAGTACGCAAG